GCTGCGACGTATGCCTCCTCTTTTTTCATTCGGAGCATGTACGCTTCGTCTTCTGTGAGCCCGATCGATTGCCATTTGGACTGCTCTGCAGCGAGAATTTTCTGGGTCAGTTCAATAGCAGTTTTGGCATATCGATCTTGACCGGTCTCTTTCCAAAGTTGCTCATAAAGAGAAACTGCTTCCCCGGCGATTTTGGCCTCAATCTTTGTTTTCTCAATTCCGTACCATTGCTCAAGTGCGACTTTATCTTCAACGACCCTCTTGTATTCGGAGTATTCTTTATTCAGAGTCGCCATGGCAGCACCAAGTCCTTGTTCGCCAAGAGTGACCTTGATGTCGTTCCATTTCTCCAAATTCTTTACATCGTCTTCTTCCCTTTTCTTTTTGGCATCCGCGAACTTCTTTTGCTCTTCTGCGATCTGTTGCTCCAGGTTACTCTTGAATGCCTTGATTGCCTCTGCATTCTTTAGTTCCTGTGCTGTGATCGCATCTTGATCTCGCTTTTCCCCTGTCTCTTTCTGTTTGGTTCTTCCCGCAAGCAATTTCTTCTGTTCTGCATTGCGCTTTTTCAATGCCTCTGTTTCTGCGTTAATCTGATCAACACCAAATAGTTTATCTCCCAACCGACTCCCGATCTCCCAACCGGCGATAAAAGATCCACCGATCGCCAATCCTTTCATCGCAAACTTCAATGCGAGAGTCTTTTCTGCCGCGGCTTCAGTTTTTGCGGTATACGATCCAATTACAGCGCCGATCTTGGCGAAGACGTATAACCCTCCGACAACCTCTACAAATTTGACGATGTCTTCGTGATGATCTTTGATTGCGGTTCCAACGCTGATAACTGCAGAGGCAACCTTCTTGGTCGAATCGGCAAAGTTTTTTGCCCACTCCTGAAGACTGCCATCTTCTTTCATCTTGGTCAGTTCTTTGTTCCATTCTTTGAGCTGTTTGGAATATTCAAGAACGAGGGCTGATAATGCCGGAGTAAATACAGCACCCAGATCCTCTTTGACCGCTTCAATCAAACGAGGCAACGAGGTGATCTGTTTTCCAACGGTCTCCATTGCATTTACATAGGCGCCTTCGATGGCGACCCCTTTTTTCAAAACCTCGTTGAAGATGATTTGTTGTTTCTCTGCCTGAGTCAGGCTTTCCGTCTTTCGATTATTCGCGAGTGCCCAGGCATCATAAGCGGCCTCCATATTGACCATGATACCAAGTTCTCGAAGAATCAGAGGATGTAACGTAACGATACCTTGAATCAATCGCCCCATTGCATCCGATGTATTCGTATTGGCAATGACCGCAGAGTTACGGGCAACATTGGCGAGCGCCGTTGCCTTGCTCAGATCCAACTCCGCCTGAGTCATCTTAGTAATCGCTGATTGTGCTTCTCCTGTCGTGATGCCCATATTCTTGACTTTCTCGACCAGATCATCCATCGTTCCAGCAGAGAACCCAGCATTACGGCCAACGGTATGAAGGACGACATTCATCGTCTCGACTCTGGCGGCAACCATCGTCGACGTCTCAATCAAGCTCTTCATTTCTGTGTAGAGTTTATACAGACCGATGGATGCAATAATTCCGCCCATTATCTTGAGCGAATTGGAGAACCCTTCTACCCCGGTTTTTGCGCTGTGCATGCTCGAGTCGAGAGAATCAGCTTTGGCCTTGAACGAGGCCATTTCTAACGCGGAGAGATTGAGCGATTTACCAAGACGTTCCATCGCTATCGCAGATGTGTCTGCGGATAGCTTTTTCATTAATCGCGCTTCGAGCGCCTTAACCTGGACCTCCGTCATCTGTGACTGAAGGCCCAGTTGGTTAAGGTCTTTTCGGAGGGTTTCGACGGCCCTTTGTGCCTCCTCCGTTGATACCCGTATCTTTACTCCTGGCATCTGCATTCCACCTTTCGACCATCATGTCATGCATCTTTGTTTCGAGTGCCAATAAATTCTCAAAATCAATATCCGTCAAATCGTAATATTCTGCCAGGTTTTTTACATCCTCCAGTTTGAGTTTTTTAGGGACTCCATAATCGTTCCTTTCTCTATAACTCGACAGGATCGACCAACAATGCCACACCTTTTTGTTGTCTGGGTAGATTTCTGGTCGGTCGCATTCATGGCATGGCGGATCTCCTTTGTATGTTTTCATGCATCCCGGGCAATCTACAACTCCCGGTTGGGCCACGTATGCGGCCCAGGTCAGGAGTTTTTTGATCTGTCCTTATCCACCAAGGACATTTGATCGTCGAACTTCACTGCCTCTGCAAACACCCACTCGATCAATGCGACATTACATGCATAGATCAATTCCTTGTTCTCTCGGGTACAAGGAAGAGGATTACCATCTTCTCCCGTCAGGTTCCATTCCTGGATGATCTTATCCAACTTGGCAATGCGGAAAGGATAGATGTCAAGCCGCGAGAACCGCTGTGTTCGATCCCATTCATAAACGGTGAAATCATCCACCAACTGAGTCTGCTCTTTCGGAGTCAACGCTCTGATAAGGAACTTGGCAACCTCACCATCGACAGTTTTCTCAATCCACTTTTCCGCTGGTTTCATTCTGAGCTTCATTGTACATCCCTCCCGGTTTTGTAGTGTACGGACGGCTGGTCAAGTTCTTGACGCCGGGATCGCCTGTCCCTCGGCCAGCCGCCGCACGGGTTAATGTTATCGTACCGTGATTTCCACGCTATCCTCACCGACGGTTCCCAGAGCCTTGATTGGGATATTCAATTCCACCGCCGGGGATGCAAAGTTTACTGCCGGTACCGTAAGCTGGCACCTCTTCAGATATACCTCCACGATCGATCCAGCCGTATCACCGAATGCGAACAGAACCTCTGCCTCGTCTCCCTGCATCCCATCTGTGAAGTATTTGGCATCGGCTTTCCGGAAGTACAACCCAAGAGTGGAAGTAATGTCTCTCTTATCCTCCAAGAAGTCTTCGGGATAATCGATTCCGACTTCATCATCCAGGTATTTCTTGGGAGTCTTGACCGTCAGGGCGCCCTTCTTGATCGATGCCGCAACGCCATTCAATTTGACAACTGTATCTTTCGCTTCGATCGGATCCCCGATTTCCGTTCCGGTCGGCAGATACCCCCTGATCACGTCTGGTGTGGCCCAGGCAGCACCGGTTGCACTGACCAGATTCAGAATATTTCCTGCGATGTCAACCGTGGAAATGGTCGCCTTGGTCGTGAAGGTAGTATCATAGATGACTGCGCCAGCAGAGAACAGGCTCGCATCCGTGACATGAATGTGGGTTGCTGTTGCTGTCGATGTGCCGGTCATCTTGGAGGTCCCTGCATAGACCATTTGCATTCCCTGCCCTTCAAGAGAGAGTTTGACGGCACCTTCATTGGAAACATCGAAGGTTGCGCTCTCAATCGAGCACCCGGAGAGACCTTGCACCAGATGGTCGGTTTCGATCCAGAGAGAGAATGTCGGGGAGTTGACACTCTGGCGATAGAAAGAAGAAACCAGAGTCGTAACATTGCCTGCCGTATGTGTCGCCGCAGTGGTGGATGCATATCCTCTGGTGCATCCCGTCAGCGTCGCCGTGGTCGCCGTTCTGGAAGTTCTGGTGATGCCGGTGTAATGAACCATTTCCGTCTTTCCCCCGGATCCCGCCTCTGCGATGTTTACAACGCCATTGACAGGCAAGACGCCACCAGCGATAGTGTTGATTGGAATTGACGTATCCACTGCCGTCGCCGAACCAACCAACGCAGAAGTTGTTGCAGCATTTTCAATCCCCTGCAGAGTGACAAGAAGCACTTTCCCTTGTGGATACTGTGCCACTCCAACCGTACCCGTAGGCCGGAGATACATTGCCAGTTTCCATTTGCCTGCAGGAGTCGCATTCTGGAACTGATCAAGGACATCCAACGTATTCGCCAATTCCTCAGAATCGGCAAAGGCGGGAGTCTGACTGATTTCAGCATTCCCAGCCGGAAGAATGAAATCCAGTGTTCCCGAAGGGAATACCATCGTTCCCACTGCGGACTCAGCCTTGGCAAAGACCCTTTGTTTCCGCGATAACCCAATGTCAGCATTTGCACTCATAATCTTTACACCTCCAATTTATTTTTCACCAACCCATGTGTTTAAATCGCAGCTTACAAGAATGTGGTAAAAACCATTTCCCTCGTCCACCCCAAGATCCTCTGTCGCCGGTTCGTCGAACCTCACCCCGCCGATGTCTGCTCTCCGGAACAGATTCTCCAACGTATTGGCATAACCGCCAGCAGTTTTCAATCCCGTTCCAGGAGGAACAAAAATATTGATCATCAGCACGCCCGTTCTTAATCCATCTCCTTGGCCAATCTCTCCCACAAAGCTGTCGCCCATCTTGATCCTCGGTCGGATCCACGCTTTATCGTCGGGAGCCTCGAAGGCTTGATTCGGCATATCAATGACAGTGAGAGCGCCCCATGTAGAACAGATCGTTGCCATGATTGCTGATCGTATTTCTTCAAAGGTCATTGTTCGCCACCCGGTTCCAAAGTGCCCTTAAAACTGGACAGTATTTGATTCAAATGCTGGGTCATCTCTGCAAGGGATACTCTGTAAACCCCTGCAGGGGCTTGCTTGCTCCATCCGTTTTCGATCCTCTCCGCATACGGCAGATTGTTGTAGATGAAAATATCACCGTCCCCCACTTTCCACGTCCATGATCCCAATTTTGCAAGAGCAACATCAGCAGGAATCTCTCGGCCCTTCTTTCCTTGTACAATGTCTTCTGTCCCCGCGGGATCCATATTTGCGATCCCATGACTCGCTCGATAAGCCCCCGTATCAACTGGAGACCTTTTCACGATTGCTCGGAACAGATCCATGACACCTTTTCTGATTGCCTGCGACAGATCGGCGTTGATAGCTTGCGCCACATCTTGCAACGCCAAAGAGAACTGCATTGCATTTCCTGCAAGATCGTCTCTGAGCGCCGCTGAGGATATTTGGGAGTACGCCATCTCTTTATACCGCCCACTCTTCGTTCGCCGTTTCTACGCTGCGTTTCACCGCTTTTTTGAAAGGTTTCTGTCCATCATCTTTGAGGATTGCGTTTTCCTCCCTCAATTTCAAGATGATCTGTTCCTGTTCTCTGATCATTTCCGTAAGGCGTTTATTCTCATTAACGAGAAACGACCTGCTGCTTCTTTCGTCTGCCATTTCATCACCTCCTACTTTATCTCCACCACATAGATGATTACGGTCCCGCCAGGCTTGACCGCCCGAGTGGAATTCGGAAACCAAACTTCAGATCCGTAAACCACTTTGTAATCAATTTGATCCAGCCGCGGTAATCCTGATGCAGCAAGGATCAATCTCAGTCTCTTGGACCTGCTATATTCACCCGCTTCATTCTGCATCGCGGGATTTGTCTGAACCCCAATGGTGCTATATGAAACAAGAGAAGACGAATACGAGTCTTGCGTCGCGGAATAGGCTCCAGGCGTGATCTGCACGACGGTCATTTCTGCGCCATACTTATCGAGCGTTTTCTTTGCGGATGCAATCTGCCTGGTCCAATCCATTTCACGTCCTCAGAACTGTTGCGGCATTGGAGCTTTTCAGCAACCCCTTCAAAAAACCTTCGATCGTTCGGTAAACAGTCTTTGATGGCGATGTTCCAAAATACTCTGTTTCGATAACATCGATCTTTTCACGCTTGATTCCGGAAACCAGATTGGAAGCAAGACCACCAGGCGAAAGTGCTTCTTCGTATGCCGCCCTGCAACATGCCTTTTTCAATCCGTCAGGAATCTCTTTGTAATACTCCATGTCAATCGAAGGGTCAATGTTCACTTCATCGTAGACCCCAACCCTGG